TAGGTCTTAACGCAGGTAGGATCAGACCAATCAACTCACCCATCAGGGGCGGGGAAGTCATACACACTGGGCTAATTCCATATCTCAAGATTTTTGAGTCCGCAGTTAAGGCGACATCTCAAAATGGTTTACGGGGCGGCTCTGCTACAGTACACATTCCTTTCTGGCATTATGAAATTGAAGACGTTTTAGTGCTAAAGAATAACGCAGGAACTGACGATAATAGGGTTAGGAAGTTAGACTACTCAATACAGTTCTGCAAGTTATTCTACGATAGGCTAATTAAGAATGAAGACATCACTCTTTTTAGCCCTGATGAGGCAAAAGGCTTGTATGAAGTCTTTGGTGACAACAAGAAATTTGAAGAACTTTACGTCAAGTATGAAAATTCTAGATCAATTAAAATGAAAAAGAAAGTTAGTGCAAGGAAGTTGGCAGAAGTATTTGCAAGAGAACGGTTAGAGACGGGTCGCATATACAGTATGAATATAGATAACTGTAATGAAAATGGGTCTTGGGATATTCCTGTACACATGAGTAATTTATGCCAAGAGATAATTCATCCTACAGTGCCTATCAATTCGGTTGATGATCCTGATGGAGAGATCGGAATTTGCATATTGTCTGCTCTGAATTTAGTAGAATTGAATTCAGACAAAGACATTCAAGTGGCTTGCAAGAACGCAGTAGAATCACTAGAGTCCGTAATTGATTACCAAGATTACCCAGTCTTAGCAGGAGAAAACTTCACTAAAAACAGGCGGTCTTTAGGCATTGGAATAACTAATTTAGCAGGATTTTTAGCCAAGAATAAACTGACCTATGACGACCCAAAGACTCCAGAGTTAATCCACGAAACTATGGAAAAAATACAGTGGCACTTGATTGACTCTTCTTGCAGGCTCGCAGAAACGTTGGGGGCGTGTGAAAAGTTTGGTGATACTAAATATTCTAAAGGCTTGCTCCCTATTGATTGGTACAAAAGAACAGTAGATGACATTGTAAAGCCAGAGTATAATATGGACTGGGAAGAGTTAAGAGCTAGAGTTAAACAATTTGGACTGAGACACTCTACATTGTCTGCCATTATGCCGTGCGAGTCAAGCTCTGTCATACAGAACAGCACTAATGGTATTGAACCAGTTCGGCAGCTACTTTCTTATAAAAAAGCCAAAAATGGCGTGCTAAAACAGCTAGTGCCGAACTATCATAAAGGTAGAAAATATTACTCTTTAGCATTTGACATGAAGGATAACAATGCTATAATTAAAATTGTTGCGGTGTTACAGAAGTTTGTAGACATGAGTATCAGTGCAAATCTGTATTACAACTACGACCATTATGAAGATGGCTCGATACCGCTAAGCCAGATTATTAAAGACAATATAACCAGCTACAAATACGGGGTTAAAAATTTGTATTATTGCAATACTCCTGACGGAGATGGTAAACTAGAAAAAGAACCAGTTTGTGAAGGTGGAGCCTGCGCTATATAATGAAAACTATTTTGAATAAGATGAATGTGGACACCCTTAAGCAGCCCTTGTTTTTGGGCGAAGATCTGTCACTCCAGAGGTATGACAAGTTTAAGTATCCAGTATTTTTTGACCTATACAAGAAGCAGCTTGAGTTTTTCTGGAGACCAGAAGAGATTGAGCTAAAGAAAGACCGTAACGACTTCAAGGACGACTCAGTGATGTCGGATAACGAACGGTTTATTTTCACATCAAACCTCAAGTATCAGACAATGATGGATTCTGTTATATGTAGAGGCGTTCCAACCATTCAGGAGTATGTATCTAATCCAGAGCTTGAGGCTTGTCTCAATGTGTGGCAGTTCTTTGAGCAAATACATAGCTACAGCTACACCTATATCATTAAGAATGTATACCCAAACCCAAGCGAGGTTTTAGATTCCTGCTTGACAGATAAAGAAATTGTGGCTAGAGCAGATGTAGCAGTAAAAGAATACGACAAACTAAGAAAGCTAAGTAACAGCAAGAAGATAAGCGACATCAAGAAGCAGATTTATCTAACTTTAATTAGTATCAATATTCTAGAGTCTATTAGGTTCTATGTTTCGTTCATTTGCGCCTTTGCGTTTGCTGAAAACAAAAAAATGGTAGGAAATGCTGACATCGTAAAGCTAATCAAAAGAGACGAGGCTATACACCTGCATAACACTCAGCAGATTTTAAAAATCCTGAGAGACGAGAAGTCCGAAGGTTTTATACAGACGGTCAAAGAGTGTGAAGAGGATGCAATAAAAATGTTTGAAAGCGCGGCCTCTGAGGAGAAGAAATGGGCTTCGTACTTGTTCAAAGACGGCTCCATCATTGGCCTTAGTGAGCCAGTTATGCATCAGTATATAGACTGGCTTTGCATGAACCGTAGAAAGACTATCAAATTGCCTTATGACTCTGGATTAAGAAATCCAATAGCTGGATGGACAGAGCCGTGGATTAACAGCGAGGCTGTTCAAGTAGCACCACAAGAACATGAAATAACTTCATACAAAATTGGCGCTAGTACGAACGACCTTGAGGATATGGATTTTGGAGATTTAAAACTATGACAGACGCAAGATTTGCAGGGAAAACCATAAAAGTAAAGAAGATTGAAGAGAAGGCTATAGTGCCAACTAGGTCAAATAATGATGATGCAGGCTGGGATTTGTATTCCATTACAACTAGGAGCATAGCCCCAAGCCAAAGAGTTACAATCAGAACTGGAATTTCTTTAGAGATACCGGAAGAGCATGTTGGACTCATATGGCCTCGCTCCGGCATGTCGGTCAGGAATGGCATAGACGTTTTAGCGGGGGTTGTTGATTCTGGATATAGGGGAGAGATAAAAGTATGTCTGCTCAACACGAGTAGAGAATGGATGGACATAAAAGAAGGCGATAGAATTGCACAAATTCTATTTCAAGAGGTTCCACATTTTCAGTTACAAGAAGTCGAGATACTACAAAACTCTGATAGAGGTCAGGGAGGGTTTGGAAGTACCGGCAAATAAAAAGGAGCTCGCATGAGAAAATCTCGCAAGCAACAAAAGAATGATAGACGAAGGATTGTTCCTATAACAGCTAAGACTATCAACCAAAAAGACTACATTAGAGACATTGTTGGGAATGATGTTGTCTTTTGCACTGGGCCATCGGGTAGTGGTAAGTCTTATATAGCCGCTGGCATAGCTGCAAATCATATTTACAGAGATGAGGTTGAACAAGTTATAGTCACGCGCCCACTTGTGTGCGCAGGAAAAGATATTGGCTCATTGCCCGGCGAACTAGACGAAAAAATTAAGCCATATCTGCTACCTATGGAAGAAAACCTAAAGCATTTTCTTGGTAGGGATTATTATGGTAAGCTATTTAATGAAGGAAGAATTAGATACGAGCCGCTTGAAGTTATGAGAGGAGCTACTTTTCACGACGCATTTATGATATTAGACGAGGCGCAGAACTGTACGCTAGATCAGATTAAAATGTTTATTACAAGGATGGGTGAAAACTCAAAAGTGCTAATAAACGGAGACATTAGGCAGACGGATATAAGAAAGTTCAGTGGCTTACTAGACTGCATAGACAGGCTAGAAGACGTAGAGGGCGTAGGTGTAAGCCGACTATATTATGAAGACATACAAAGGAACGGAATAATTGGCAGAGTCCTTGAGGCTCTAGAGGAAGATTACTATGATTAATTATGATTATATTTGTAAAAGTTGTGGACACGAACTAAAAGATGTGCTACAATCTATTAAAGATGACCCATTGACCCTATGTGAGAAGTGTGGGGATCATAGCTTGGAAAGAGTAATTTTTGGTGGGAGAGCTGCCTTCGTTGAAAATGTTTCTACAATAGGACAGTTAGCTGACAAGAACACAAAAAATATGGGTCACTACAAGAAGTCTGAAATCAACGCAAAGGCAGAAGAGGTTAAAAAAGCAAACCAACCCAAAAGCTTTTGGGGCAAGCACGCAACAGCTAGTAAGTCAGAGATCAACGATATGACACCAGAACAAAAAACTAACTATATCATGAAGGGCAAAAAATGAGTAAATATCTAGACCCAAACACAGATAAGTTTATTAATAAAGATTCTAAATTTGAAACTCTGTTTGGTAGACACGGCGAACCAGTCTTAAACAAGAAAGAAACCGCCATGTCAAAAACAGTGAGCGACAAGTTTGGAGAAGAAGACCCTAGAGAGTCGCACTACGTTCAAACTTTTCAGGGTGGATTATACGACCCAAATGGAATGTACTCGCACAGGGAATCCTCTATAGAATTAAAGATGTCAAGAGTAACAAAAAACACGTTTGACTTTTACATGTTGTATTTAAAGACTAAAAATTCATTATATTTAACAAGAGCACAAAGGAGTTTTCTAAATGACTAAAAAAGGGCCACTAGGAAAAGCGGAAAAATATTATGTCGAAGGACATTACAATACAATGGAAGCAAAGGATATAGCCAAAGAGCTGGACAGGCCAGTAAATTCAATAAACAAACATATTGAAAAAGTTAAGGCTAGAGAGCCTGAATTACATACGGCAGGCGGCCAGATGGCTAGACAGGACGGCATAACGATTATGACTGAAAATGCATCGAACATGTCTGACGAGATGAGAGGCAAAGGCAAGTCGATTACTAGAGCAGACCTCAAGAAAAAATCTTGTACAACAGGAACTAAGAAAAAATGATAGAAGGAAAGCAGGAATTTAAGAAGGCGATAAGAGGAGCCGGCGAAAAAGAAGTATTCATAAATGTGGAACTTTCTAACGGTAGGGACGTATACTTTTCTGATTACGATAATTGGCTGAAAATCAAAAACATCTGCTCTTCGGAAGGATTAACGCTGTCGAGACTAGCGCTTCAGTTTAGGTCTCATCTAGAGGAAATTGATATAGTCAACGCAGAGGCTGTCTATCTGGTTCGTTCGGTAATGGGCCAGATAGGAGAAAGATCCAAGTCGTATTTGACCACTGGCACTCTTGTCGATAACATTGTACATAAAAAGATGTGGCTTACGCCAGAATTGATTATAGAAAAAGAATACGAAGATACTATTGAAGGTTGTTTTGAAGAGGCTATGATTTACAATGGCAAAGGAACGAAGTGATAAGAGCAAATACATCTCTCCATCAACTGGAGAATACTGTACATGCTCACAATATATAGCGGAGATCATGTGTACACGCATGGCTCAAAAAGAGAACGAAGGCACGCAAGCCTATAAGTTTTGGAACACCAAGAAGTGGAAAAAAACTTACTCATTTCAAGTTATTCTAGCTAACCGGCTGGCAGCAAAATACGACTGCGCCGCCATAGTTAAAGCGCTAAGCTCTAACGAACTGAAGAACGTCTATTCTCTTCGGTATCCAAATATTGAGCGCGTAATTGAGAAATATCAAAAAATAATTGAGTCTGAAAACCGTAATCGTACTATAATAGATGTACAGGATAAGCCGAAGCCTCGGTCATCATCCTACGGCAAGAAAAACAGTTTGAAAAGATTGAGAGATATTGATGGCAAGAAAGAAGAAGACAAGTAAATTTGTTGAAGATGTAGTCAGTAGCACCGTTGTTTCTACCTATGGCGACGTGGTAAGAACGGGATCAGAAGTCCTCAGCAATCTTAACAGCCTACAGGTAATTGGATTGTCTCCAGCATTAGACATAGCGCTAGGAGGTGGCTTAAGAGAGGGTAGTTGCGTAGTTATGACAGGCGACCCCAAGAGTGGCAAGACAACAACAGCTTTATGCTTTGCCGCCAAGTGCCAAAAGTTGGGCAAGAAGATTATCTACGCCAACACGGAGGGTCGTCTAGCTAAGCAAAACTTTGAAGGCATCAAAGGGCTAGACCCAGACAAGATACTAATTGTAGAGTCTACAGATGATAGAGTTTTATCAGCAGAAGACTTTTTGAATATTATTGAATACTATATCAATAATGATCCAGAATGTGTTATTATTGTTGACTCTATGTCCAATATGGTTCCGAAAATTGAGCTTGAGGGCGAGGTTAGAACTGGAGTTCGCAACGCATTGCCAAGACTCCTATCAATGTTCTTTAAGCGCATTGGCGGCTCTGTCACGAAGAACAAAACAATTATTATCTGCATCACTCACAATATCGCTAACACTAGCGGTAGTAGATACGCGCCAATGAAGATGGCGGACTGTGGCAATATGTTACAGTATCAGGCTGGCACTAACATGATTATTACACACCGTGGAAAATGGCAGGTTCCTGCACAAACTGGGCCGCATGTGGGGCAAATTGCAAATTGGAATATTAAAACTTCAAACGCTGGAGGTATTCCGAACTCAACCGCCGAGAGTTGGATTAGATATGGAATAGGTATAGACGAAGTGCAAGAGGTAGTGCAAATAGCTTGTGAGTTTAGGCTAATAAAGACTGCCGGAGCTTGGTACACCATCCAGTGTGCCATCGACGAAAAAGAAGAGTCAGTCATAGCCAAACTACTAGAGTCGAATGAGGTAGGCGAGAAAGAAGAAGATATTGAAAGGTTCTTCAAGTTCCAAGGTGTTAACAACCTGACGGAATTTCTAAATGAAAATCCACAAGTTTGTGACTTTATATATGAGAAAGTTAAGGAGCTGTTTTGAAAGTAACAGGCTTCAATGGCAGAGAGTATAATTTGAATCTCTCCAAGTACGATGTCAAGGCTAATGATACCCGCAAAAGATCAAAGCATCATATCAGAGCCAGACATCTTATCAAGGAGGTTTATCACAGCTACAGACTTCTTGAAGAAGTCAAGCTTCCCGGAAGTACCTCAGCAAATAAGCGTTCTGTATTATACTTAGATTTTTTTATTCCTAACATACGGAAAGCTTTTGAGGTACACGGGAGGCAACATTACGAACACATACCATTCTTTCATAGAACCAAAGCAGACTTTGTGCTTGCAAAGGCTAGGGATGAAGACAAGATAGAGTGGTGTGAACTTAACGATATTGAATTGGTTATATTGAAATATTCGGAGAATGATGATGAGTGGAGAAACACAATTAAAGGCATCTGAAAGATTAGCAGAACACATAAAAGGCATAGATGAATACATAGCTATGTCCAATGTTTCTTATTCTTCTTTTAATGTAGAGTATATCGTGGCCTCTAATTTGACCACAGAAGACATGTCAACAATGACATCTCAAGAAATGTTTGATTCAGCATATTTGCTGTATGGGTATTCTACTTATATCCAAGATGAAATCAACAAGAACAAAGTTGCGCTAAGTTGGTGCAATGACCAAATAGAAAAGTTGGTCGCAGCAAACTTAAACAACTTTGACCAGTATACTAAACACGACGTAAAAAGACAAATCATTATACGTGAAAATAGCTACGCCGCAAGTGTAGATCAAATGAGACTGGTTGCGGAATCAAGGTTACAATCATTAGAGGGCAAGGTCTACGAACTGAAACGTCAGGGCGACATCTTGCTAGAAAGGGCTAAAAGACTATGAACCCAGAAGATTTGAGTGTAGAAGAATTACAAAAACTTCTTGCTAGGAAGAAAGACGAAGCCAAAAAGGAATCACGAGAGGTGCAACCGGACGATGTTGTGGTCGGCAATGATTTCAAGGTCAACAGAAAAGACTCTGGCCCAAGAAGAGAGCCGGTAAAAGCCGGCAAAAACACTTGGTCTGACACTGGAGAGCACAAAGACATTGAGACTCCAGACGTTGAGCCAACGCCAAGAAATAGGAAAAAGACACACAATGTTGAAAAGAAATGTCACGTATGCGGTAAAGTATTTTCGGTGCACCCGAGATTGATCAGCGGAGAATTCTGGCGATGCGATAGGTGTATAGGGAGATAATAATGGAACAACATTTAACAGACGCTGGAGCAGAAAGGGCTTTACTTGCTGGACTATTTCAGCACGGTATAGACGCTTATGTTGAGGTTGCTGATATTGTTGATAGCTACACATTTGGTATTCCAAATAACCAAGTATTGTTTACTTGTGTAAAAGATGTAATTGAAAATAATCTTGACGTTGATCTCCCATCTGTGCTATCTGCGGCATCAAGACTTGGACACTCAGAGCGAGTAGAGTCCAAATCAGAACTTGAGTACATAAAGTCTCTTTTTGATTTTCCAGTAAGTCAAGACAACATTTTTAATTTCGCTGTACAGATCAAGAAGTTTGAGTTTGCACGCAAGATTAAAAAACTCACAGACAAGATACACAAAGACGTAGACAACATCAATGGCAGCGAGACCATTGACGAAATTATACAGAAGCTAGAAGAGCCAGTGATGGATTTTCTCAGAGAAGACGATGGCGGGGAAAAGCCTGAAAAGATCGGCAAGGATATAACGGATTATATTGAATACTTATCTGAGAATAAGTGTGATGTTATAGGCGTACCAACGGGGTTTCCAAGATACGATATAGCAATAGGTGGTGGACTAAGAAGAAAATGCGTAGATCTGGTAGCCGCTAGACCAAAGGTCGGTAAAAGTGTTTTTGCAGACAATGTTGCCGTCAACGTAGCAAGAGAAGGAACACCAGTATTGGTTCTAGATACTGAAATGTCAAAAGAGGATCATCTTAACAGAATCATAGCCAACCTAAGCGGAGTTCCGATCAACGAAGTAGCTACTGGTAAGTTTGTAGATGACGACGAGAAGAGTCAGAGAGTTCACGAAGCTGTTGAACAGATACAAGACATACCTTATAACTACGTCAGTGTTGCGGGCAAACCATTTGAGCAGATACTAAATATTATTAAACGCTGGATTATACAAGATGTAAAACAAGATGAAAATGGACGAACAAATGATTGTGTGGTTGTTTACGATTACTTAAAACTTATGTCCTCTACGTCAATAACAAATAACATACAGGAATATCAAGCACTTGGTTTTCAAATAACAAACCTTCACAACTTAGCCGTAAAGTACGACTTCCCCTGCCTGTCTTTTGTACAATTAAATAGAGATGGTATAACAAAGGAATCTACTGACGCTGTAAGCGGCTCTGATAGACTCATTTGGTTATGTACATCATTCTCCATATTTAAAATAAAATCGCCAGAGGAGCTGGCTGAGGATGGCCCAAGAGCAGGAAACAGGAAGCTGGTTCCCATTGTCTCAAGACATGGCGCTGGATTAGACGACGGAGACTATATTAATATGAGGATGCTAGGCGAACACGCAAAACTTCAAGAACTAAGAACTAGAAATGAATTTCTTGTAATGCCATCAGAAGATACAGGATTAATAGATGTTGAAAACTTAGATAATATTAACGAGGAGGTAGAAGAGGATGGACTTGAAGAAGATCAAAAACCTCCTTGGGAATAATCTTGAGTTGGTATTTTCAGAGCTAGAAATAGACTATCAAAAGAATGGACAGAATATAACTTGTTCTTGCCCAGTACATGAAGACAGTGATAACCCAAACAGTTTTTCCTACAATTCTGATAGGCACATCTGGAGCTGTTGGACTAGAGGATGTCAGCAAGAATTTGGCAATGACATATTTGGACTCATAAGAGGAGTCTTATCTGTTGAGGCAGAATCTGACGTAGGTTTTAGCGGCGCACTTAAATGGGCTTGCAAAATATTAAACATAGATAACAAATCTGTGCACGTAGAAAAGCAAGAAGAGGACGACCAGTTTGTTTCTATGGTCAAGATGTTCTCTAAGGAGGACAGCCCCTCATACGACGATCAGGAAGTTCAGATAGATTGTAATGTTATGCACCCCTCAGATTACTTTCAGTCAAGAGGTTTTGCAGACTCTACACTGCTTCATTTTCAAGTGGGCGACTGTGTGCAAAAGAGATCTTCTATGGTCTCCAGAGCCATTATACCAGTTCACTCGTTAGACGGCGAAAAGGTCGTAGCCTATATAGGAAGATCAATGCAGAGTTTTTTGAAGCCTAAGTTTCTTTTTACTAGGGGTTTCAATAAAAACAAATATCTTTACAACTATCATAGAGCCATACAAAAAGCGCAAGAAACATCTTGTCTATTTGTAACTGAAGGCCAAGGAGATGTCTGGAAACTTTACGAAGCTGGTGTTAAAAATGCCATAAGCATATTTGGTAAATCAGTAAGCCCAGTACAGAAGTCTATCCTTGAAAAAAGCGGCGTCACCAAGCTGGTTGTACTTACGGACAACGATCAGGCTGGAAGAGAAGCAAAGATGAAAATACAAAGGGACATGAGTAGAATGTTCAAGGTTGTATTTCCAAGGCTATCCAGAAAAGATGTTGGAGATATGTCCGTAGAAGATATAAAAACAAACGTGTTACCTCAACTAAAAGGTATGTATTAATGAATATAATTGGAATATCTGGTAAGAAACAAGCTGGTAAAAACACTGCTGCAAACTATTTTCATGGTTTAGTTCTCAGGAATAGAGGCATGGTGGAAGACTTCAACATTGACTCCACTGGCGGCTTAGTGATCAAGACTGACGTTGATGGAGACGAAGAGTATGGCTCTTTAGATGTAACAAGAAAAGATAGTTCATTTGTGGAGTATGCCCACCACAACATGTGGCCTTACATTAAGTTATACAGCTTTGCGGATGGTCTGAAGCTTCTTTGTATGGAGTTCTTTGGGCTTACTCACGAACAAGTCTACGGAACAGACGATCAAAAGAATACTGAAACAAAGATTGAGTGGGCAAACACCCCTACTTGGAAAAACGGCGGTCTTCTATTTGCACCTAGAGATAATATGACAGCGCGAGAGCTTTTGCAATATTTTGGTACTGACATTATGAGAAGGATGTACAATAACGTTTGGGTTGACTACGCTATCAAAAATATACTGAGAGAAAAAAGCAACATATCAGTTATCGCAGACGTTAGGTTTCCTAACGAGGTTGAAGCCATAAAGAGCGCTGGAGGAAAAGTTATAAGACTTACTAGAGAGTTTGCTCAGGATAGTCACTCAAGCGAAAACGCTCTTGATAAAGAAAACTACGACTGGAGCAACTTTGACTACGTGGTCAATAACACAGACATGACTAGTCTGTTTAATGCTCTAGACAAAATTTATAGCGAACTGGAGATCACATGTTAGTGACTTACATAAGAAGTTCAAGTTTTAATAACTACTCGTATTGTCAGATGCAATATTTTCTGACTTACGTGCTTGGTCATCAATCTACCTCTGGCAAAAAAGCTCAACTTGGAACTGTGGTTCACAAAGTTATGGAGGTGCTAGCGGGCTGTCAACACCTACAGCAGGATGGCAAGAAGATGCTACTTGCTGACGATGCGCTTGGTGACATAAAGTTTAACCGCAAAAAACTAAAAAGCGAGGATTTTGTAAACGATATTTTGCAGCAAAGTTTTGATTGGTATACTAGTAACTGCACTCATAAGTATACTAAGTCAGATTATAAATTCTGCAAAGAGTTGACTTGGGAAGCGATTCAATATAATAGCGGCCTTTTTGATCCTAGAAACAGAAAGATTGTTGCCGCTGAGCCACACTTTGACATTGAGATAGAAGAAGACTGGGCTAAGTTCGACTACGAAATGCCCGATGGACAAAAAATTACAGGAAATTTGGCAATAAAAGGCACGATAGATCTTGTAACTGAGGTAGACGATGGTATAATTGAAGTCGTTGACTGGAAAACAGGAAGAAGGCTTGACTGGGCAACGGGCGAAGAGAAGACATATGAGAAGCTATGTTCAGACCCCCAATTATTACTATATAATTATGCAATATCAAAACTATTCCCTGACTACGAACAGTCAATTATGACAATATTCTATATTAGAGATGGCGGGCCTTTCTCGATGTGTTTTGACAAGAAAGATCAAGAAAAGTTTTTGGAAATGTTAAAGCTAAGATTTCAGCAGATCAGCAGAAATCAAGAGCCAAAGCCAATGTCTTATTCAAGGAAACATTGGAAGTGCAACAAGCTTTGTCATTTTTATAAAAACAACTGGCAAGGAACAGACCAAAATATGTGTATATATATAGAGGAGCACCTTAAAAAACACGGAATGGACGAAACCGTAAAAAGATGCACCGCAGAAGGATTTAGTGTGGGCCACTATGAGGCTCCGGGATAAGGAAAATACTATGATTCAAGTAGAAATCACAGAGGACATGAAGAAAAGAGCATGGGCCAAATCCAGAGAGATGGGAGTTATTAAGAACTCCATCATGAAGGGTGATGGCAATATAGCTGGCTTCATTGGCGAAGAGGTTGCAAACGTAGTTATAGAAGGTTCTATAAGTAACACTTATGATTACGACATTGTAGATAACGACGGAACTAAGTACGACGTTAAAACAAAAAGATGTACCTCACAACCAAAGCCATACTATGACTGCTCAGTTGCTAATTTTAATACAAAGCAGCAATGTGATAGATATGTCTTTGTACGAGTAGAAAACAAAAATAGAAGATGGGGAAGGGCTTGGGTTCTTGGTTGGCTTGGGCACGACGAATACTTCGAGAAGTCCCGACATTTGAAGAAGGGACAGATAGACCCCTCAAATAATTTTGTTGTAAGAGCAGATTGTCACAACGTTGCAATTTCAGAACTCAACGAATTTAGGAGATCAAAATGCTAGA